TACGAGCGCGAGATCGGCAAAAACGGGCGAGGCGTGAACCTGACCTCCTTCCTCGAAAACTGCGAGACGTCGGCCATCGGTCGCGCGCTTGCCAACGCGGGGTACCAAGGCAACGGAAAGCGCCCGTCGCGCGAGGAAATGTCCAAAGTCACACGCACGGAGGAGGAGATTGACCGCCTCGCCGCGGAGGTCCAGGCGTTCCTCGCAGATCAAAGCAAGCCAACGCCAGACAATGTCATGGTCGCGGCTCAAGCGGCGATCAAAGACCGCGATTTCGTCCGGCTAACGCGCGCCCTGAAGTATTTTCGCAGTTCTAACCAGTAACCAACCAACAAAGGACACATGATGAACAAGGTCATTCTCATCGGTAACGTCGGCAAGGAACCGGAGAACCGCGTCACGCACAGCGGGGCTCCCGTCGTCAACTTCAGTCTCGCGACCAGCCGCTTCCGCAAGGAGGACGGGCCGGACTGGCACAACGTCGCCGCGTTCGGCAAGACGGCGGAAATCATTCAGAAATATGTGAAGAAAGGCTCTCGTATCGCGGTGGAAGGGCGCATCGAGTATCAAAAAAGTCAGGATCGCGTGTACACCAACATTATCGCCTCGTCGGTGGAGTTGCTGGGCGGCAAGGCCGAAGGCGCAGAGCGGGCCGTCGATGATTTCGAAGCCTCCGACGAGATTCCGTTTTGAAACGGCGTCAGCGATACGAAAAGCAGTTCGGTAACAAGGCGGAGTACATCCGCCAGTTGCCGTGCATCGCTTGCCACGCGGCCGCGCCGTCCGACCCGCACCACGTCCGCAGTCGCGGAGCTGGCGGCACCTCAAAGGATCTTGTGCCCCTTTGTCGCCACTGCCACACGGCCCTGCATCAGATGGGTGCGAAGACCTTTGCGGCGAGGTATGACGTCGATCTGAGGGCGAAGGCGGACCTGTACGAAGCGTGGTTTCACGAAGACCCTCAACCGTTGGGGTTTTGATGACTGAACGCGAAATCTCCCGCGACATTCAGGGCTTGTTTGGTCTCGTCGGGTTTCATGTGTTCTCTACTGAGCAGGGCTACCGCAGAGATCCAGGCGGCACCCGCATGACGCCGGGTATCCCCGACCTATGGGTCATGGGGCACGGCATGGCGCTTTGGATCGAAGTCAAAACTCCGAAGGGCAAGCTCCGCGAGTCGCAGACTGCGTTCCGCGCGTGCTGTTTCGCCAACGGCGTTGACTATCAAGTGATGAGGTCCATTGCCGACGCGAAAGAGTGGCTATGGGAAAACGGCATTTTGTGATGAAAAAGATCCGAGACTATTAGCTGTCAAACAATTCATTTTGAAGGAAATCACGCATGAACCGTGGCGAACGAAGTGAAATGTATAGCGCATTTTTAGAAGGAAAGGCTGTACGGGATGTGCCTACGGGCTTGGTAGTTGATGGGCCGCTAAATGATAAACTTTACGATTTCCAGCGTGATATTGTGCGGTGGGCTTTGCGGCGAGGGCGAGCCGCCGTATTCGCAGATTGCGGCATGGGAAAGACGGCGATGCAGTTGGTTTGGGCGCATTATGTACCTGGACGGGTGCTCATTTTGGCACCGTTGGCTGTCTCGCATCAGACTGTAAGGGAGGCCGAGAAATTCGGGATTGAGGTTCAATACGTGCGCGAACAACCAAGGGGCGATGGCATATATATCACCAATTACGAAATGCTTGAGCATTTTGAGCCATCTGCATGGCATGGCGTCGTGCTTGATGAATCGTCCATTATCAAACACAAGGACGGCAAGTATCGGTCGAGGATCATCGATTCTTTTGCTAATACGCCGTTTCGGTTAGCGTGTACCGCAACTCCAGCTCCGAACGACTTCACTGAAATGGGCAACCATTCAGAATTCCTCGGAGTCATGAGCATGACCGAAATGTTATCTATGTTTTTCGTTCACGACGGGGGCTCTACGCAGAACTGGCGGCTCAAGGGGCACGCGCAGTCGGATTTCTGGCGGTGGCTCTGTTCGTGGGCGGTCATGCTCCGCAATCCGGCAGACCTCGGATACGATGACGGTGGATTCACGCTCCCGCCGATCGCGTATCATGATCACGTCATCAGGACAGAAACGGCTCCTGACGGCTTCCTGTTTCCGGTAGAGGCGCAGACGCTTCAGGAGCGTTTGGCGGCGCGTCGGTCTACCATCGAAGAACGCGCGGCAGAGTGTGCTGCATACGTCAATGAATCCCCAGAGGAATGGGTGGTGTGGTGCAACCTCAATGACGAGTCGTCGGCGCTTGCACGCATGATTCCCGGCGCTGTTGAAGTCCGCGGCTCGGATGATCCCGAATACAAGGAGGACGCGCTACTCGGATTCTCCGACGGGAAGTACCGGGTGCTAATTACCAAGCCATCCATCGCCGGGCACGGCATGAATTGGCAACACTGCCGAAACGTGGCATTCGTCGGGCTGTCCGATTCGTGGGAACAGTACTACCAGGCCGTGCGTCGGTGCTGGCGGTTCGGCCAGGACCGCGATGTGCGCGTTCACATTTTCACAGCAGAAACCGAGGGGGCCGTTGTGGCGAACATTCGACGCAAGGAACATGATGCTACGCAAATGGTGCAGGAGATGACTACGCATATGCGCGACCTATCACGCGAGGAGGTACGCGGCGCGCACCGGGTAACGACTGAATACGTTACAGACAGCACGGGCGCAGGACCGTGGACCATGCATCTCGGAGACTGCGTTGATGTGGTGGGTGGTATGCAATCGGCGTCGGTTCATTATTCGGTATTTTCCCCGCCGTTTGAGAGCTTATACACGTATTCGGCTACCGATCGCGACATGGGCAATTCCGCGACATCGGAGCAGTTCGCGGAGCATTTCGGGTTTTTGGTAAGCGAACTGTATCGAGTGCTCATGCCGGGACGTCTCTTGTCGTTCCATTGCATGAACTTGCCTACATCTAAGGCGCGGGATGGCGTGATCGGCATTCGCGACTTTCGCGGTTCTCTTATTCGTATGTTTGAAAATGCGGGCTTTGTCTATCACTCCGAGGTGTGCATCTGGAAGGATCCGGTTACGGCCATGCAACGCACGAAGGCGCTTGGCCTATTGCATAAGCAACTCAAGAAGGATGCGTGCATGAGCAGGCAGGGCATTGCGGACTACTTAGTCACGATGCGAAAGCCGGGAGACAACCCTGCCCCCGTCACGAATACCAACGACAGTTTTCCCGTCAGCCTGTGGCAGAATTACGCATCACCGATATGGATGGACATCAACCCATCAGATACGTTGCAATATCGTAGTGCGCGCGAACATGATGATGAACGCCACATTTGCCCACTGCAACTTGACGTAATTCGGCGCGCGGTCAGGCTGTGGACCAACAAGAACGACATCGTTCTTTCGCCATTCGCGGGCATCGGCTCAGAAGGATATGTCGCCGTAGAAATGGGGCGCCGATTTATAGGCGTAGAACTAAAGGAATCGTATTACCGTCAAGCAGTTAAGAATCTCGGCGCCGCAGTAGAAACGACCCATGATCTATTCTCAAGTGCGCCGGTCGATGCTTGACCGACTCGCCAAAACGTGCGGCGACTGTCTCGGAATGCGAACGACGCCGTGCTACGATTGCGACGGCGACGGGTGCCCGCGATGCCAAGACGGACAAATGCCCTGCGAGACTTGTCTCGGCACGGGCTTCGTGGGCAAGACAGACGAAGAAATTATCGAAGACATTTACCACCGTCGAGGGCGACGAGATGACTGATCTGCCAGAAATGATGACAAGCGCGGAGGTGCAGAAGTGGCTTGGCATTTCCAGGGCCACGTTGACGCGCCGCGTGAAGGATGGAGAGATCCCCGCGATTCGCGTGGGGCACGTTTTGCGCTTTGAGCGCGCGGAACTGCTGGCGTGGCTCAAGACCAAGGCGGTGGCGCGATGATCGACCTGAATCTTTTAGCCAAGTCGCTGGTCCGCGCGACCTTGCTAATCGCCGCGCTCGTCGGCATCGTGTACGTGGCCCGGTTGCGCGAAGCCGTCGCGCGTTATGACGCGGCCCTGGTGTCCTGTCTGCACTCCGCAGACGAAAAACTCACCGAACTCGAACTTGAGATTGAGGAGATCCGATGATGCTTTTCTTCGCTGGTCTCGGCTTTGGTCTCATGGCGGGCATGATTTTGGGCCCGGTTCTCCTATACATCTTGGTCGCATCTGGTGAACGCGGGAAGCGTCGCCGTGCTAAGTGACGAGCATCGCCGCATAGCGGAAAAGGCGGCGAGGCGATACGGGAAAACCAAGTACCCGACATTTGACGACGTTATCAGTACGGCCACTCCCACTTATGCGGGGAATTGCGCCAGCTCGACGCGCGCCGACATTCAGCTATGGCATGAAATCGCTGAATACGCTTTGACCAAGGCGCCGCTCTGGCGGTGCATTGTTTGCGGTAATCGCTTCAGCCGCGAAAGGCATTCAGCCACTTGTCACCCGAACTGCGCGATCGTCTGGTCCAGGCGTCGCAGTTATAAGATGAACAGCGAGATGCTTTACGACATTGTCACCGCTTACGAGAGTGGCAAGTCGATTCGCGACACGGCTGAAGCTGTCATGGTCTCATTGGCAACCGCCAGAGCAGTCCTGCGAATGTGCAAGGTTGAGATTCGATGAAAGGTTATATCCCCGCATGGCGGAAAATCTTCGACCCAGACCATCATCTCGCTCCATCGAAACGCGATCCCGCCTCAAGGCTCCACGCTTGGCTTGACCTCTGCGCCCACGCGACTCACCAGACCTACCAGCGTCGCGACATCGTACTCCAGCGCGGCGAGTTCATCGCCAGTTTACGGTATCTCGCGAGGCGCTGGCATTGGTCGCTTGCGCGCGTAGAGCGTTTCGTAAATGACCTCAAAGCGAGGACACAAATCGAGACGGTGCGCGAGACACTCGACGGCACAGTCTATCGCATTGTGAAATATGATACTTACGCGGTTTTCCACACCGAGGAAAGAGACACGCCGCGAGACGCAAAGCGAGACACTTCTGAGACACCTCCGAGACAAAAACAAACACAAGAAAACACAGAAATCACAAATACTATCGGGGGTAGTTTCACGAAAAACGAATTGCTTGAGGTCGCGAACGAGGTTTTGGGACGCCGCGTACTAAATAACGCCGAGAAATCTCGCAACAACAGCATCTTGGTCGCATGGCTTGGCACTGGCCGGAACCCCGACGCCATCAACGCGGCCATTCGGGGACTCGCCTCAATGGTCGAGCGCCGCGCGACTGAAGTGGCTGGCTGGTTGAAGCCCGGCCAACCCATCGGACTCCGAGCTTTGCACAACACATCAACTCTCTACGACCAGGGCGACGGCAAGGCGAAGCGGGTGCTGTTTGATGTTGCAGTTGAGGAGTTTTATCGCGGCAATCACAACGACGAAAGGAGGGTCGCCGGGTGGCAAAAAATAAGCGTGTAGCGGAGATTCCAGATGTGAAGATATGCAAGAACTGCGGAGCTGAGTTTCGCAGGCCAGAGGGAATGAGAAGCGCATCGTGGCGGGATCGCATCGTTTGTTCGTCCGAGTGCCACCGAAGGGGATGGAGGTCGGCCCGATTCGGACCGTCTCGTGCATATTCGACAACAACGGGGGTCGAATGACGGAGAACATGAAGCGGTATGCGTGGGCGCTCATCGCCTTGTATATGACCCTGATGTTTGCAAGCGAGAAGATGCGCGCAGACGATTACGCGCACATGGCCAGCCGCTACGAGTTCCACTTCGAGCAATGCCAAAGTCAGATGGCGGAATTTCACCGTATCAGCCAAGGATGGAACAGGTGAGCGCCAGACCGCAGTTATCAATTGAGCATTACACGAAAAAATGTGAGGTCTGCGAGGATTATTACGCGAAACCCTCAACGACTCCGTGGGGACGTTGGAGCCGCCGTAGATTTTGCTCTTTGGAGTGCTGGTGGAAGACGCGGCCCAATTGGAACAGATATGCGATCAAATCCGAAAAGGGGACAGTATGAGCGAGAGACTCAATGAAATCGGCGGGCTTCCCATGTTTGACGCGCAACCATATGGCGGCCTGCCAGGGCACGTCGCGGATTCCGACACGAGTCGAGACGCGGCCGTTTCGATGCTCCCTAATGTCGGCACCAAGCGTCGAGTCATTTACGACTGGCTTGTCGATTTTCCATCAACTGACGACGAGCTGGAGGCCGCAACCGGATGGCGGCATCAGACCGTGTCCGCGCGACGACGTGAGCTGGTGATGTTGGGTTTGGTCGTCGATTCTGGCAAGCGCCGGGAAACCAGTAGCGGTAGGGCGGCGACGGTCTGGGAAGTCGTCGAAGTGGAGGTAGTGAGATGAAAGACGTTCCGAAGCGAACCTGTGAGCAGTGCAGGAGCGCGTAGTTCAGAGCGTGTTCCACCATGTCCGGGCGTGTCCCGATCGGTTTCTCAAAAATCACTAACTATTCCCTTGCGTGCCCCAAGGGTAAGCGTTATACTTAGGCATCAACCACCACCAAGGAGACACAAAATGAACAACGCACCCGCCAGCCAGATCAGCCAGCAAGACGCGGACCCGGTGACGTTTGAAATGTTCTCCGAACTCTGCTGGAGGATTCATTTGCGCGATGGTGGTACCCCGCGTGAATCAATGCAAACGGCACTGGAGATGATGGCAAAGGCGCATTCTCAGATCATCGCTGAACGAGGTGAAGCGTGAACAACTCAATCGAAGCGATGGCAAAGACGGATTTCGATGCGCCGGATTTCCATGGGCACCTTTTTGACATCCAAGACGCGCTTGACCCGCAAGACCGGCATGATTGCGGAGGATTCGCAGGAATGTACTTCAGTGGCATGGACGAAGAATGGATGGAGGCCACTTACCAAGAGCGAGTCACGATCATCCGCCAATATATCGACGCGCAAACCGACTGGATCAAAGGAGACGGGTGAGTATGAGCGGCAATATTGAAATGCACGGTGAGAACGGCGCTTGGGTATTCGCGCAAAACACCTACCACGCGGGGCTCGTCGCGGAGGACCAGTTGCCGGGCGAAGAATCCAGCGACTATTTCTGGTTAGACATTGAGACAGCGCAAGAATGGGCTTCGTGGTCCAAAGTCCAAGATTACCCTACGCCGCACGCGATTTTCTACTGGCGCTCCGGCCGCAACGTCATGGAGTTCTGTGGAATGCAACTCGAAGAAGAGAACGCATGAGCCGCTCACCATGGGAAGCAGACGCGATGCTTTGGATTGAAGTTCTGGCGCGCCGTCTGGCGAAGTTGATGAGGGAAACGGGCCGCGAGGAATGGGATACCACCACGATGGAAACGCTACAGAATGCAATGGAGTTCCTCAATAGCTACGAGGAGGCAGGAGATGAGTGACCGGACGATTGCGCGGCTGGTGATGGTGACCGCGTGGGCGGCGGTCGCGATGGTGTTCTTTCAGTTGGTGAGGGCCGGATGATAAGTCGCAGAGAAACCCGTCGTGCAAGCAAGGGAAAAGTGTATTTGGATTGTTTTTACTGCGACTGTGTGTTTTCCACTTCCAAGGATTCCCATGGCGATCACTTCCCCATACCTAAGCAGTTTGGGGGCACTGAGACCGTGCCATGTTGCCAATCGTGTCACGATCTGAAAGATAGAATTCCTCTGACCGAGTGGACGACGACCATGTTTGCGCGTGTTGTTACTGAGTTTCCGAAGTTCAATAGGGAAACCCGTCTTTATTTGGCAAAGATTTCTGCCGCCGCCTACGGGGCCGTCGAAATGATGAAAAAGGAGAAAGCAAATCATGTTGGGGAATGAATACCGGCAACAACGCGAGCGGGCCGGTCTCACCCAGAAGGAATTGGCCGCGCGGTTGGGGGTCCACCCCATGACGATCTCGAAGCGAGAGCGCGACGCGATGACGATTACAAGCGAGGCCGAAATCGCACTCCGGCAGGTGGCACACGAAAGTCGAGAAGTTGCTTGTTAAGGGGTTAGCTGAAAAAAGTTGGGCCAATCCGGGCAATGGCCTAACCCATAAAAGAAACGTCTCCCAAAGCGGGGGGCGTTTTTTTTGACCTCTTGACGTTATATCGCGACGTTTATATCGCCACCATTTCAACGCGGAGAGATCGTGGAGAACGGACGACCGCCGATCATTGCGACACCGGAAGAATTCGAGGAGAAGGCAGAGGCGTACTTCGCCGAAGTGCGTGACCGAAAGGAATTCCCGACGGTCACGGGTTTGGCGTTGGCGCTTGGTTTCGCTGATCGGCGTTCGTTTTACGACTACGAGAAGCGCGAGGGGTTTTCTCACATTGTAAAAAGGGCGCGTCTCCATGTGGAAAATGGCTACGAACGCCAGCTCCAGACCGGCGCAAAGGCTACCGGGGCGATCTTCGCGTTGAAAAACATGGGATGGAGCGATTCTCGGCAGATTGAACATCAGGGAATCCCGAGCATTGTTGTGCGCCGCGAACTGTGAAGTTGGAATTTGCGCTCCGGCCGCTCCAGGCGGACATCTTTGGCGACCCCGCGCGTTTCCGATGCGTGATCGCTGGGCGACGTTCGGGCAAAACCTTCGGGACGTGCTTGGAACTCTACCTGACCGCCAGCGAGGCACCGGAGCGGCGCTGTTGGTACGTTGCGCCGACCTATCGCATGGCGAGGGATATTGCTTGGACGACGCTCAAGAGCATGGTCGCCGACGCGCACCTCGCGCGTTCGCCCAATGAATCGCAACTCGAAATGCAATTCGTGAACGGTTCCACGATCGCCCTCAAGGGCGCAGACGATCCAGACCGGCTACGCGGTCCAGGGCTCGACTTCGTCGCGCTCGACGAGTTCGCATGGATCGACCCGTATGCATGGGACGTCCTTCGGCCCGCTTTGGCCGACCGACGAGGGCGCGCGTTATTCACATCGACGCCCGCCGGATTCAACTGGGCATATGACGTCTTCGTGCGAGGCCAGGGCGACGACCCTGACTGGCGCTCGTGGCAGTTCACCACCGCTCAGGCTGGCATCGTACCACCGGAGGAAATCGACGCCGCTCGTAGTGATCTTGACCC